ACCGATAGCGGCTGCCAAATTAAAATTATACCCTTTCGGTTTCAAGATATTACTAATAATCGAACACCCCTCTATGAAACAGATAAACAGGCAGGCATACGTGTCAATACGGACCGACATACAGGACGCTTTCTGCACCATGACGACCATCACAACAAAAGAGAAGTAAGTCACCATCTTACCCATCGTAGCCCGCCATGCTCGGCTGAATCTTACATGCTCATGTAACAATAAACTCTTTCTAACCCCTGTTACCAGGTCACAAATAATCACACAGAACATCGCTATAAGCCACGGTATCATCATTTGCAAACTATCTATGACGAAGCTTCCAGCTATTGGGGCGAATACACCCGCTGTCGCTTGATGAATTACTTTTTCCTCCATCCTATTTTTATTAAATTATTAATACTATCTTTGTATCGTTTGTCATTGCTATTACCGGCAATTATTGTTTGTATCCGCCCTGCTTGTGAAAGTAGAGCGGTTTTTTATTCAGTTAGAAGCTCCCCCACTCAGATGTATCCATTTTATATTTTGCTTCTTAATATCATCAGAATCATTCGAATTACCTCTTTCTAATACTACACATTTCAATCGAACCAAATCAATGGGATTTAAAATTATATTTTTTTCCTTTTGCTTATTGATATCATAAGCCCCAACGATGATGGCATACGAAATTAAAGTCCTATATGACGCTATGTTAACTTCCACTCCATCATTATCGTAATCATATGGAAGGCTTATAACTACAGGTTCAATAGATAAATGATTACCAATCTTATAATTAAAACCATGTTTATTTGATATGTTTATAAAGATTCCCGTGTTATCCGGATACATTACCGAGTATTCTTCATAATTATCGTCTGTTATCTCAATAAAAGGGGTCGCAACCGAACCATATGCAACAATATTGTTAGCTATTACTTTACCATTCTCATCTACCCTAAACGGAGCTGTTTGCGGATTATCCGATCCGGCATAGAACCTTATACCGGAATCACCCGAACCGGAACCGGAAACCCCGGCCGTAACCTTATCGTTTGCATCGAGGATGCGTATCTCGTTACCGGACAGGAAATCCAACTTCGCGTCACGGGCAATAATTAAGGATGCAAGGATACCGACAGTATTGGTAGGAAATTCCTCCCAATAATCTGTATTTCCCGGAGCATTATCACTCGTACTGACATGTGTCTTCAAGCATTTATACCCTCGCCATCCCAAAGCATTTTTTGAACGGACTAAAGCGGCATCGATATAACGTGTATTAACAGTTTTCAATCCTTCATCATTCCGGTACCCAATACCCAATTTCCACTCTGAACGGCGTATGACGCATCCGGGAATACCATTTTCACCGGGCCGGCCATCTGTTCCGTCGTATGTCCTAAGAACGGTTATCTCTGCAACCGTCTTTTTAGATGCTTTATCAAAAAACGATACGGCAAAGCTGTCATAATAGTTGTCCGCTACTTCAAATTCATAATCAGATACAGGGACACCGCTTTCTTCTTCATCACTGATATCGTCATCGGTATTCATTGACACTACCTTGCAATAGAAATCGGAGCATACAGTCCTTTCATCATTGCCTACCTTTTTATAAAGCCTTGCAAAAGCAGTCCGCTCTAATTTAGGATATCCTTCCGCGTCACTGGCTATCGTATTAACAGGCTTCCCATTCTGTAATATATCAATGCTGTACTGTACAGCCGGAGTACCGTCATATACCTTTGCCAAACTGGTATCTATGATGACCTTCCCGGATGGCGAATCAATAAATCCGACATGAATCAAATCGTAATCACCGGATACATCAAAAGTATAGCTACCAGATGGAGAGGTACTGACGCTTGCATCACTCTGCGTACCATTCTTATAGTAAACGACTACGCAATAAAAATCCTCGCAAAGAACCTCAGTGTTTCCGGTTATCTTATACAGATATGCCGTAGCCTGATAATATATCTTCGGGTTTCCATACGCATCGCAAGAAATCGAATCAACGACACGGTTTAGTTGGTTTATCACTATCTTGTATTGTACCGGTGACACGCCATCTTCCACTATGGTAAGGGTCTCAGACGCAATTAGCGCGTTGGGTATATTGTCACCCGTTACCTTTACGGCTACCACTCCTGCATGCACAGGAGAAGCAATCATATGGCTGTATACTACGGAATACGGCCGGAAGCTGCCACCTACAATGTGCCCCCATTGGTATTTGGGGTTATCCACATTCTGTACGACAGCTTCAAGCGTGATCGTAGCCGGCTCATAAGTCCCGTCCGGGAGCTTATGGAATACCCGTTCCCCCGGCAGGATAGATACTGACGGGGTATTAGAAATCCTTTTTAAAACAACACTGCCTCTCGACCTCATAGCTAATTCGGAGTATCTGATGCCTCTATTTCAAGATTTAACAAATCATTTTTGGCTTTATTAAAATCGTCTTTCGTAGCCTTGAAGGAATTGTTCTGCAGTTTAGACCCTCCGGTACCATTGATATAATCGGAACCACTCATCAATGCAAAAGCAAACCATTTGAATTGGGTCGCTTCCACCCTTGAATCCCTATGCACAACCTTTACCGTGGTAGTTATTCCGTTTTCCTCATCTAATACTCCTTCAAACTGAGTATCATATGAAAAATCCATTACGTAAGGGTCCGACCTGTCTTCCACAGCGACAAATGCAGAGTATTGCTCCGCCCCGTTGATGATGAATTTAGCAACGAGCACACCACGGGTGTCAACATCAGAACTGTTAATAATCAAAGGATTGGTTTTACTTTCAATCTCTTCAAGTCCATCAACAGTACCGTCGGTGTCATTCGGCACTACCCAATACCAGTTTACACTAAAATTCGAAATACTATCACCTCCTTTTTCCAACTTAGCAGTCGCCTGTATTTCAGTAATAGACGCATCGAATACAGGAGGGTTAAGTGAGATATATCCCATATATGTAGCTTCTGATCCGGATTCTCTGCTTACCTCAATAGTAGCAGAGACATTCTCATTAATACCATCAATATTCACTACGGCAGTACAGGATATTAATTTGAAACTTGTCATATCAAGAGCCAAGTTCGATTTAATGGTAAGACATGGAATTTGAATATTTCCATACGATACCGTCTGTGTAAGGTCAAAACGATCATCCGAATCCGAAATAAGCACACCGTCATAAAACCATGAAACGCTGACGAATTCTGATATAAAATCTGAATACCTTGAATATTGTGCCAATGGATATACTTTCGGATGGTTACCTTCCTGAGTCCAATCATCATTGACCATATTTCCGGTCACAGTCTGTTTCAAAGGACGACCTCCTTCGGTAAATAACTGCATGGACAACATTCCTGTATTTCTTATTCTCTTTAGTACTACACTACCTCTTGCTGTTCCCATAATAAACCTCCTTTTTGTTATTTATATACTTTAATTCCATTCTCTCTTCTGTAGTTCCCTTAATGCCTGCTTTGTATCCATCACAGTTGCACCAAGCTCTTCAATCACTTTGTCAACGTTGTCACCGAGCTTTTTAAGCTCATCCTCGATCAACACCACTGTCGTTGCGTTCTGACGACAAGCGGATTCCGAGGTGATAAGACCCTTTTCAAGGGCTTTTTTTCTGTCTATAAATATGTATCTTGCCATAATTTTTGATTTTTTTGTTATACGGGGATTAATTCAAAACCTTCACTTTTCTTACTAAAATTGATTTTATTTTCTGTTTCTGCTTTATCTGATAACCTTTCATCGTCAGTACTTCCTTCAAAGTCCCATTTATGCAATAGTGCATTATCCAGAGAATGAATTTCTATTAATGATACACGCGAGTTTACATCAATATCAAAAGCATCCCCTCCACCATTTTCGATATTACCAAATGTACCGGTATAAAGTTTTCCGTTTAGAAAAAACTGACACTCTTCTAAGGTTGCACCGATTCGTAACTCATAGCGTTGTATTACGCTTTCTACATATTTTATAATGGTTGACCTTCTTTTGTTATATCCATATATAAACAGAGAAACATTTCCATTTACATTATACATTATTAATAAGCCAAATCCATTCTTCCTGATACTAATGTAAGCACTCTTATTAGGTGTATTAGGTGGAACTTCTACAACAATCCTGCTTCCTTCAACAAGATCTTCCATTTTGTTGAAGGAAGCAGAGGAAAGCGCACATCCACTCACCGCATACTTCACATACTCCATCCCTTCAACTACATTCGGCTCAACTTCCTGTATACCCATACCGATATCGTCAGCATCCAAAAGAACGTTCATTCCCTTCAAACCATTCCCCCAATCTGCAGAGAAGTACTTCCCCGGACTGTCAAGAGTACCTATACCGGCAACATCCACCTGTATCCAGGCAGGGAATAACTTAACGTTATTGGGGATAGAAATCACACCGGAATCATCTCCATAAGGGGTGACGACTTTGACATTATATGCCGGCATTTCAGAGGTCAACGCGAATTCATGGTCAAACGTCTTTCCCTGTACGTCCGGACGGTATCCTTCCGGCAATTGTATCGATTCAGACTCTACCTCAATATCCGGTGCGGATGGAATGAAATGTGGAGTATAAGCCGGCATGGACGGAAGGACTGTCTCACCTTGCAAAAGACGGATGTTTGTGAATTTAACTGTGTTTCCGGCAGTATTATTCCCTCTCCCTGCGTAAACAAGAATAATAACATTTTCCGTATTCGGATCATATTTATCATTAATTGTCAATGTAAGTGTATGATTATCTTTCGTCACAATCCCGCTTGCCAATATTTTGCCTTCTTGGGACACAGTAACAGCATACTCTGTAGCTTCACCGGATATATTGACGATCTCATCGAAGCTGGCAGTGTATTTACCACCCACTGTCAGCTTCTCTTTTACCTTAATTGTCTTATATGCATTTGAATTTTCACCAGCTTCAATAATAACCTCTTCTATATCCTCACCAAGCACATTCCATGCGTACTCGCCTTCAAGGAGTTGGACATTCTTGTAGGTTACTTTGTTGCCGGCTGAGCCTCCTGCATCATTGGCATACAAGTAGAGGTAGGTAGGGGTATTCATATCATAGTTTTCAAGTACTGTCAGGGTTGAAACTTTTTTTGTTCGGGATAAAAATATGTTATTGGATATGGGGCTATTTATGGAACCTGTTTGAAACAAGATAACCCTATCCGACTCAGACGTACTATCAATATCATCTACGCTCATTGTGTATTTACCCCCAACTTTTAGATTTTGGGGAATCAATATTAATTCAACCTTTGAAGGTGAAGTGCCCCCATCTATCGTTACCTCTTCCGTATCCCCTTCAAGCAGGTTGTAGTTGTAATCCTCGGTGATCTGGATGTCGTAGATATAGGTCGGATAATTATTTCCATACGTGCACGAAATATGAGAGACAGTTTTTCCCGATTGAGTCGTTCTGACGATTTCATTTGTAGCATTTATCCCACTTACAGGATAAGTTATGTATTTACCGTCTGTATATACAATAGTAAGCATAAAACCAGTTGTAGTAGCTCCTTCAGCACCTATAGATTTTCCTTTAGCCCGTATAACGTATACGGTATTTTCTTTAAAAGAAATCTTCCCGGAGAACAAATCACCGAAATTATCTGTACCTACATAGCGACGAAGTGCGGAAGGATCAGGCACACATATATACTTCCCATCCGCATCTTCCCCTTCAGTTACTACACCGGGATTGATCTCATCGTTCAGATCAAGGAAATATTGCTTAGCCAACAAGTTACGCGGGTATCCGGATATCTTGTTGATCTCCTCCTGCAAATACCCATTGCGTACTTCTGTCAGATCCTGCCGGCAGTCCTGTACCTTGCAGAGGTATTTGTTCAGTGCACCTATTTTCAAGCTTGCCGAAGGAACTTGCAATTCGCGAAGGTTGTGCCCGACATAATCGGTAATCAGGTTATTCTGTCCGTTTTCTTTTTTATACCACCAATAAGCGGCAGGAATAATGGTGTTTCCGGAATACAGGTCTGCCGATAGAGTCATGTACTTCAATTCGGAAAGAGGATTGTATTTTGTCCCTCTTAGAGTTTCCGTTTTGAGTACAATCGGAGAAGAAGCCGATATGCTGGAAGATAATATTACACTTCCCAAGAATGAAACTTTTCTGCGTACTTTGCCATTTACCATGTCGGCATAGTTTGCCGTAAAGAACAATGTAATGGGAGTATCTGAATTTACATTCTTATAAACCGTTATTCTTCCCCTATTATTCGTTTCAGAAGAATAATCTATCTTATAATGTACACTTGTCGGTGATATTAGATTTACGTCCTTTATTCCGTTCTCATACCACTTCACATCCGTAATATATCGGTTTACTATTCCGCTCTCAATTATTTCTGATGTATCTGTGATGCCACATACCGGAAGTATCGCCGTAGGGCGTATGCGTCTGTCCGGTGTATAGATCTTGTTGTTAGCATCATACTCCTGCGTTAATGTCCCTTCCGCCACTTCCATTGAGAGTTGGGTGCGTAACGGGGAATAAACTCTGTTAATTACTGCCATATATTTATCTTTTTAAAATGTTACTTCTTCTCTGACCTTTGCCGCGCCTACCGTGGCCTCACATATGAATTTCACAGAATCGGTCCTTATATCGTTTTCAGTTATATGCACACTCTCACGGGCGGAGGAATGAAGATCATTCCAGATTGCATCACTCGCTATGTCTACCAAGTCTGTCCCGGACTCCCTGGTCCATTCCCATCCGGTCGCTTCGCCCGTAACGTTTTTGAAATAGCGTAATACTTTAGCTGTGAGTGTCGTGTCTATCTTATTGTCGATGACAAAATATCCGTCACTTGAATCAATCTCCATACGCAAGTCACCCGTACCCAAAGTATCTTCGACTATCTTCTCCAACTGTTCGATCTTACCAGTGAAATACAAGCTGTTGATGAATGCGGAGTATCCGGTCATATCTACTCCGAATATTTTCAGATTATCCAGATCACCGAATTGACATGCTATATTTTTAAAAGAGAACTCCCACCAATCCACATCTTTCAACATGCGGATGTAGGGGTTGCCGCTACCCTTCAGGTAGATTGATGATTGCCTTAACTTGTTACTTACATTTCCGTAGCTGACAAAGTGCATCATGGAAGAAGGAGCGACGGGAACGGGATAAGCATCCGAAGTGTTGCGCAATTCATAACGGAACCTGCCGTTTGTCGATGTATCCAAGATCTCGGTTATCCGGAAGTAAGACGTTGAGAAACCGGACATACGACGGTTTCCTATGCCGTCATCATAATCTTCCGTAGCATTCCCGCTTCCAAAATGGTACATGCCCATGCACAAGTCATCAACGGCAATCGTTCCGATCTCACCGGATTCCAACTTCAGTGTGATAACACCTGTATTAAGAGGTACGCCTTCCGGGGACATGTCTCTATCTACAGATTCTACCAACCCGCCTCCGGGCGAAAGCCACAAGTCACCGGCCGTTACTCTGACACGGTTATAGTTTAATTGAGGAACTTCAAGGAAGCTTCTCAAAACCAAAGAGGACAGTTCGCCATGACCCAAAGAATCGATAAAACCACCGTGCCCGGTTAGGCCGGGAGAAAAACTATTACCAAACTGAATGCCATTACCGGCAGTAATCAGGCCGTCGGAGATTAAGCCTTTTAGAAAAGTGATAAGCTCCTGCGACGTATTATCACAAAAAGTGTAAGATTCTTCTGCATATCCTGCTTTGATCTTCTTTCCGGCAACAAGCAGATATTCTGCGGTATAAGTTAATAGTTGAAGAAGATCAAAATTATCATGTCGGTGACCAATACCACCGTTACCGTCATAATTCTCAGAAAGGCGGTTAGCAATAAAGTCACTTAAAGATCCTGAAGTGGCGGTATACCACTTTTCGGAATAAGGATCCTGCACGGGAAAAAGTGCCCCCTCGGTGAGTGGAAGGCGGGGAAATTCAACAAGCCGAGGGGGCACTGTAAAAGACCCGACACCGGGAACGGTGATATTTAAATCTCCGGCTGGTTCGGTTCGCGGAATGTTAAGAAAGGGCCGGGCATCGGCATACTTGTAAGTGAAAGTATAATTGCTGGGGAGTTCACGATCTGTATAGGTGACGTTACTCTCTGTTACAACAATCGGACGAAGATAAGATCCGGTATAGATGTACTTTGACAAAGAGGGAAAAAAATCAAGTAGCCAACGACGTTCCTGGACATTAAGATAACCAGTATTTTTTTGAAATTTGCGTTCGGTGTCAACACGATATTCCAAAGAGTTGTCTTCTATCTCGGCTATGTTATGGGTATGTTCGCCAGTGAAATCACATGAACCATATGCACGGAAAGTATCGATACCTCCCAGAGAATTCTCGAATAGGATCCATTGTTCTTGCTCGGATAACATATCGGAGGCATAATATCTTTGTATATAGGTGAGACGAACACCTTCCGTATTTTCAATCCATACGTCATAATAACCAGGAAGCTCATTGTCAAGTTTCCCCGCAACAGAAGCATATTGTAAAGGAATGGTATATGCTTTTCCGGCTTCGAAGTCAGAAAGAGTAATATCTTTCTGAGTAATGACGGATCCGGAATCATCGGTAAAGTATGCACGTAACTTCACGATGCAAGGGACAACTGCATAATAGGTAAGAAACTCCGGTGAATAATAAGTAACCGGCTTAACAGTAGGCTGCCAGGTAAGAAAGTTCTGAGTCAGAAAATTTGTTGCTGTATCGGCAAAACGATCTATACCTGCACGAACAGCACGAAAAGTGATATCGGTATAAACCGGATCTCCGGAAACATCGGGATTGACAACATACTCATCAGAAAAACGGGCAGTAAACGTATCGGCAAGGGTCGGTTGCAGATAGACCTGAGACGACTCCTGAAGCTGGAAAGAGAGACATGAATGAATGATATCTTTCAAACTTATAGTAACAAGACCATCCTGGCCGGGATCGTAACTTTGCGACAAGATTTCAGTAGCTCCCTGCAGGAGTACGAATGAAATTTTTCCGGGAGTACTAATGCGGAAATCCTTAATATTCCCGGAAAGAGATAACGCATCTGGTTGCTGAAGAATCGTCATATCAATAGCTATTATTTTGAAACGAAAGTAGGAATAAGAGGGTGGGAATAAAAGGACAAAACTATTGATCCATGAACTTTATTGATTCCAACCAAAAGGTTCGTTTATAATAATGTCCACTTGCCTCCCATAAATAGTACTGTTTATATAATTGTTGACCTACATACTTTTCGGATGGATAATCGGGATAAAAGACATCAAACCCTTTGTCCTTATAAGGAGAATCATCATATTCTGCTTTGGAAATTTCTGTAAGTGCATTTTTTAAGACCCAGATATACCAATTATCCGGATCAAAATTATAATCAGGATAATAGCTGGTAATTTGTTTGGCAGAAGATAAAGGTTCATATAGTTTTGTTGTGAGAAGTTTAGTGGAAAACGGTTGTTGCTTCCCTCCGATAAGATAAGACAAAGTATTTATAAAAAGTTTCTGTCCATTAAGTAAAACCGGTAAATGTGCCGGTAATGACTGTTTGACAGAATCGGGTAAAAGTAAATCAGCTTGGACGTCGAACAAAGAATTACGATGAAGATCGTCGTACCTTCGATAGAAACGCTCGAATATTCCATCTTCTCCATTATAGCACAATGTGTATTCAAAAAGACGCTCTCCTTTAACAAAGGTTCCTTCGTCATTCTGCACAATTCTACCATAGTTACATATTGTCCCACGAGGATTATTCCTCACTGAATAGAAAAAAGCAACCATTGGTTTCAAATTCGTATTGTCAGACCGATTTGTTTCGGTCACATCTTCTTCTGTTGATGTATAAGAAAGAATCTTTGAATTCAGAAAATTGGGAGCACCGATATAAAGTAAATACTCTTCGTATGTATCGTCCATAGCTCTTGAATCGGATAAATATACCCTACGAAATTCAAGTTGTTTATCAGGAACAACAATTTCCTTCGTTTTCAGACTTCCACCATCATAGTACCTCATGGATGAATTTGCTACAATCTCTTTAATTGCTTTCAAATAATAATCTGAGCCCGAAGATTTTCTGGAAATGACATATCCTGTCCGACTAAAATACCCTTCATAATAATCTAATAGTGTACCTGGATATTTTGAAAACAAAAGGGGAAGGGAATCAATATTCTCTACGCTTTGACTGTCGGAAACTTGTTCTTCGGAAGATAATATTAATTGCTGATAATGCTCAGGAGTATCAATCTTAGGAAATGAAGTAAGATGTGGAGTTAAGTCATAAACAGGATCAGCCTGTGAAACTTCTGAGAAAAGCTGAATATCGACAGTTTGATTGACTTCATCCGGAATAAACTCACAGCAGAATTTTTTTCGATAAACTTCAAGGATTGTGGTACACATACTATCCGGCAATAAATCTAAAACCCGAATAGTACCATTAACTAAAGAGTCGGCACAATTATTCACAAACACCAAGTCGGGAAAAGGAACTGTACGAGTAAAGAAATTCGGGGACATGGTGTATCCAAAGTAGCTAAAAATACGAGTTAACAAATAATTTCCTCTGATAAAAGGAGTAATATAGAATCCGGGATTAAGTGTTATAGTTTCACCATTGATCGTTTCTGAGCGCACTACGGAGTTATAGAAATCAACATTCTTACCAGCCTGAAGAGAGTCACGAAACTGCCCCCATTGATCGACATATCCCCAACGATTAATGTACTTGTATTTGGGATATCCATTACTATAGGTTTCTTCGGAATCTATTAATACAGGGAAAATAGCATAATGCGGATTAGAACCTGAAACCAGAGAGCGACAAAATTCAATACCCTGTTCCACAGAAGTAATACCAGGTATAGTTTCCTCCCCAAAGATATCGGCCAACGAAACATCTGACAGGCGTGAAAGGAAAGAGCCTTCGTTCATATAGAATGATGTAGAAATATTGTTGCGTCTCTGAGCTCCAAGGATAGCTTGTCGGCAAGACATGAAATATTCTCCATCTTGAATAGTAACAGGAATTCGAGTAAGTGGTTTCTTAAGAGAACCCAAAAGATCAGGATATCCAAGCATCCGACGGTTATGATCTGTATCCGGGAGATCAACGGGCAAGGTTTGTTCTCCCCATTCATTAAAGAATAAATTAGTTCGTTCAACTTCGAGTTGTGTACCTGGATTAAGATGGTATGGAAGTCCGGAATTTAGATTGACTATTTTCATACTATATATTATTATTTAGAACCTATTGCTCGAGAACGTGAGCGTAGTTTTTGTTTTGCCTCAAACTCGGTAAGAGAAACGGAGGCGGGAATTCCATATTCATCAATATTAATGATGGCATTGGCAAACCGCCGCATAAGTTCGGGAGTAAGTGTTACCCCCGAATCAGGAGATACGGGATCCGGTGAAGAAACGGTAGTCTTAGAGATAGTACCCCCTGAGGAGTAACCGGCCATGCGAGCACGAATAACCTGATTAAGATCGAGCGTGCGGATAGTACCTGCCTGTTGGGACTTATCAAGTATATCGAGAATGGGAGCAATTGTAGGATTGGATACAGCAGCATTGGAGGCCACCCATTCTTTAGAGTACCCCGAAGGCCCCTCTCCTACTATGACGGTAGGACGATCAATGAAACCACGAGCATCGGGATCGTAATCGGCATTGGGAAAGAACTTACCATCCTGGGCACGTTTGACGTCGATCTTTCCTCCGGATTCACGGCCAGTTGCAACACGGGCACCGCTTTTGGAAGAGGAGGAACTTCCTGAAAGAGTCATATTCTTGACTTTTTTACGCTCGGCATTGGCGGACGCAATCTGGGCAGCACCAGTAATTCCCATGAGTGCAGCTGCAACGGCACCGGCTATCGGACCGAGATCGGAAAAAGCCTTCATTATAGAGACTGCAGTATCGGCAATGATTTGAGAGGTTTTGATGGCGAAATTGACATCAGCATATTTTTTTTGAATGTCGAGTTTCTTTTGTGCCTTTTCGTTTTCAAGACGCTCTACCTCTTTGGAGTTACCCTTTGCCGCTTCGATCTCAGCGTCATATTGGGCGTCGACATTGTCCATCTCGGCTTGTTGAAGTGCCTGAACAGCACCGGAAAAAAGGCCGGAATAGTAATCGAATTGTTTTTTGTAGGAATCACGTTTCAGATTCTGAACAGCTTGTTCATATTCTTCTTCGGTGAGTAGCTGCTGATCACGCGCTGTCTTCAGTTGTAACAGTTCGGTATCGAACCGTTCTTGCTGGGTAGAAAGGCCATACTGATTACGGATAACCAATATCTTGGCTTGATGATCCGCTTCGAGTTGTTCTTTGGCTGCGTAATAGGCTCTATCGAGTTCAGTGGTATCGAGATTGTTCTTCTCAGCCATTTCCTTTCGGGCCTGGTAAGCAGCCTCAAGTACTGACATTTGCGCCTGAAAATCCTCTTCTACCGTAGTGACTTTAAACTGTGATTTAAAATCTTTGATTAGATCATTTAACTTAGCCTGTTCCACAGCACGGGCAGCGTTAGCCGATTTTTCGGAATCAAGTACACGTTGATTGGATTTACGGACAAGATCTTCTTTGAGGTCAGCGTTCTTCAGCTCAAGTGACTGGGCATCCTGATGGTATGACTTCTCTATCTTCAGACGATTTTCTGCATTCTGCTTGTCGAGTCCGATCATGAGAAGTTCATGCTGCTCCTTAGTGATTAACTTCTCAGAAAGATCGGCATTAAATGCATAGACATAGGTGTTGTACCACTTCTGTTGATTTTGCAAATCTTCTTCGCGAAGAGCCTCCATGGACTGAATAGCAGCCTTCTCAGTATCGAGGACGGCTTTCTTTTCTTTTTCGGCAGCAGCTTGAGCTTTTTGCGCAGCTTTCGGATCTGCCGGTTTATCGGGAAACCGGCTTTTGTAGATTTCTTCAGCTATCTCACGGTATTGATCAGCAGCATTCTTTTCATCCTTGAGCCAAGCGGAGAGCATGGACTTATTCATATTATTGAAACGTTCCTGGGCTGTTTCCTTGTCTTTGTGTTGTTGAACGGCATCCTCTAAAGTCTGACCATTTATTTTCTTTAGTTTTTCGTTAGCACCAATAACAAGAGCTGTATATTTTTTAAGCTCAGCATCAATCTGCTCAAGAGCCTCCTTACTGTTATCTACGTAGGATGTATAGCCTCCAAACATGCCATTGCTCTGAAAAACAGTTTTACCTCCCTGGTTATATTGTTTTTGTAACTCATCACGTTTTTTCGTGTAGTCTTCTATCTGCTTTTCCAACTCAGATATAGCCTGAGCATTTTCAAACTCCAGGAGAGCTTTTTGCTTCTTTAAATATTCATCTACTTTTTCTCCGGAAATAGCTATGGCATTTCCCAAATCATCAAAAGCAGAGACTGCTCCAGGAATTAAAGATGTTATCTGAGATATGACACCGGCCAACTCCTTTTGCTCAGTAGTATTAAGTGACGTCTTTGAACTCAACTCTTCATAACGGGACATCAATTGTGGTACAGCAGATTCCAACTGAACCATCTGATCCAGATGACTTTCGTATACTTCAGTGTGCGAAGTAAAGAGTTTATCAATTGTAGAAAAGAAAGAGATTCCTCTACGCAATAGTCCTTTATAAAAAGGTTCCATCTTTTTCCCAATCCTGTTAAGTACAGAATCTACCGTATCACCAAAGTTAGACTGCATCCCCTCCAACTCTTGCATCTGTACGGCCATAGAACCCACTACACCCTCTAATTGCCCTAATGAGAGCAAGTAATCTTTAATGGCTTGTTCTGAACTTCTCACTTCTGTAGTCACCCCACGAAATGTAAACTTAGTGGTTTCACCATTTTTAGCTGCTTTAATACCAAATTCCTTCAGTCGCTCGTTTTCTCCGGTCATGGCATCAAGAATAGCTTCAATTAGCTGATCGACACTTTTACCCTGAGAGGCAGCTAAGTCACCCATGTTAGTAAGTTCCTGAGATGTGGGCTTTAAACCACGATTAACGAGTTTTATATAGGCCTCGGTCCACTCCTTAAGTGAGGCGGGAGTATCAGCAGCCAATTGCTGGAGCATCTTCATTGCCTGAGTAGCCTTCTCCTGTGACTGAAAAGTATTGCGTAAAACGGCTTCATATTTTGCAAACTCTTTACGGGTACGATAAACGGCTGAATTCAGTTGAGTGAGGTATCCGACAAGTTTTACAGCAATAAATGCCTTTGCTGCCATTTTCCATTTGGAAAGCATAGATTCCGCCGAACCAAATTCGGTACTAATATTCCTACCTTTATTCCGAAGATCATCCATCCGCATCCGAACTGAACGGAGTTGATTACTCAATGCTGCATATTCTTCCGGATTTGCGGCCTCGGACATATCTTCAAGTTCTCCTGTAAGTTCCTTTGCAAGATACTTTAACTGACGCATTGACATGGCATTGACATCAAGTTGCCGAGTTAGCTTACGGACCTTATCAGTGTTTTCGGATATCCGATTAGAATACTCTTTAACTTCCTTTTCAAGGTTCTTATATGCTTTAGAGTTCTTTTTTCCCTGGGACTCAAGATCGACCATAGCTTTGCGTCGAGCGCGTTCTTCTTTCTTAAGTTCCTTTGTTTCTTTCGTAAGAGCATGAATTTCCTGTTGAGCTTCAGCAGTCTCAGCTGATATAATGACTTTGATTTCGTCCTCGGATAGATGTTTTTTTTGAGCCATATTCTATTACCAATTTTGCGATTGTTCATATTGAAGTGCCTGCTCGAGTTCTTTACGGATGGAATTCCGGATTTCATCATTGAAACCATGTCGAAGTTCCGGGAAGGTTTCATGATAGAGAACTCCCCAAACCGTTCTATTATAGAGAGCGAGATTTCTACGGAGATGACGGGAGATGCGATCATTACTCTTTCTGTAAGAGATGTCCAAGTATCGCAGATAGGGGAAAATGCGCATAAAATACTCTGCTTTAGCGTCTGAAACATGGGAGGAAAACGGACGTCGCTGCAGATGTGCCAATAAGTTACCAGAACGTGTATGCAGATAAGTACTAACTACACTTTCTTGAGTTTGATAGATTTGATTAATTCCTTGAGACATAGTATCGTGGACAAATCTTTTTCTGATTAAGTCTTCTGTGATCATGATTCGCTACTTATTTTCAGCGAATGTAGCGAGGGAAAAATAGAGGGAAAAGGACACAAAAAAAGCCGGGAACTACCGGCCAATCTTTTGTGTAACGGAATTAAACGAAGGTAGTTCCCGGACCTTTTATTATTGATTACGTTCCTGAAGCATCCAGCGGAAATCGCATCCGGATGCACCGGGACGATTTTGGAACTTAAAACCGGCATCGATCATAGCCCGAAAGACTTGCTCTTTAGTAATGGAGGCTGAAGGATCCAGATTCTTAATGGCAGTATAGACTTCATCGGTGGAGAACCAATGGGTACAGGTGCAGGACGATACGTAGCTTGTAATCCGGCAATATAGATGCTGACATCGGTGATTTTATCATTTTGATTATTATTCATGGTTATCAGGTCTTTTAAATGATGATAAATGTTGCACAAGATAACGAAGATTTCGCACGATGCGAAGACGCTCCTTGTCTGAATCTAAATAGGCCGGAACATCTTCAGAAATAACGATATCAATGATCTCATTAATTTTATTTAAAGTTCGATCAATATAATCTTCCTGTTGCAGAAACTTAATGGTTTCAATCGCTTCAGGAGTTATAAAAGCTCCATCAATATTAGTAGTCATGGGCGGCCTCCTTTCAGAATATAATGAGTATCATTGTTTTCAGAGAACTGATAGATGCCATTCACCTTGAAATAAGTTATCTCAAAATAGTCATAAGGATGCCCATATCCAATAATAGCTTCATCATACGCTCCACGAGAGACATGCCTTAATTGAATATTCCGCGCTTGGGGATGTTCTGCATTAATTTCGTTTAGTTTGGCTTCAATATTTCTTTGGAAATCATCTAAAAAGATGATTGACCCGATATACTGCCTAAGCCATTCAATGAGTTTCTTCCATGTATTGTTATAAGGGGAGAGATCGCATGTGCTATAAATAAAGATTGAGCTTCTTAATAAATCACCCCCTGGATAGCCCTCATTCACTTTGCAATAGTGCAGGCTGACAGGTGCATCATAACAGGTGCATCCAGGAATGTACGCACTGAAAGCCCGATCTCTATGATCATGCTCCAATAAGATGTTTTTTTGAGTTGGATACTCTGCATTAACTTCATGTATCTTAGACTCAAGCTCTACTTGCAAGGCATCAAGAGAACATTCGTCTTTGATGAGCATAGATTCATACTGCCGGGTACGCTCGGAGAAAGCCTTCAAAACCGGGCTCCTAAGGACATAGTTGTGCTTAGGAATAGTGAAAAACATCATAAGTGACCTCCTTTCTGTACGGAAATGGTTAAATACTGACCTCGAGCGAGGCGGATGGAGGTGGTACCGTCATCGGAACGGTTAACGAAAAACTCGCTACCTTCTTGAGATAACATACCTGAAAGCTGGCTAAAGAATGCCTGAATTTTGGATACCGGAACTTTGCCGGATTGGGATTTCTTTTTCATTGTGGTAGACAATTAAATGAAACAATAAATAGATTAAAATTCGGAGAGAAACAAAAAAGTTCCGCTCCCCGTTGTCTACCACCTGAAACAGGCTGTGGGCGCATTAACGCTCCACACGGGACGGAACTATATGATATACTATGGGCATAAAAAATGCCCGCAGCAAATATGGCGAGCCTTCTCGCCTGTTTCAAATGGTAGACAGTGCAAAGATGGTGATTCTTTCTGAATCCACAAACTTTTGCGGAAAGTTTTTTTGAAATAGATTTCTCACTGCGTGCTGCACGGATGCGTTTACGTCCGGCGCACAATTCAATGCCCAGCTGGGTAAATACTTGCTGGATCTTCTCGGCGGATACATAGCGTCCGCGGGCGCGTTGGTTTTCTTTTTTCATAACTGTTTGACTTTTAGCTTTTGGCAAAATAAAAACGGTTGCCATTTCCCACTTCGCTAAAAGTCAAACAGTTGTCACTCCGTAGAGCAAAAAAAGTTTGGGAAAGGCAACCGCCATATTATTACATATTCACATCATACCCCTGCTGAAAGGGATGTGAGGTATAGGCATAAAAAAAGCCCATAATCATATTGAGCATTTAACGCTGCTTCTACGTACATGACAAACATGTTTAACTTTTAGCATTGCAAATATGAGGATAATATTTGTAATGGCAAAAAGAAAGCGGAGTTTTTTAAGCTCCGCTCACATAATTACCAATCTTCGTTTTCCTTATCTGTGTAATTTTTGACTTTCTGTTCCATCTCATTGAAAGCATTGTTACACCATTCATTAAGTAATGGGATTGCCTTTTTATGGAATGTCTTGAAAGCCCAAGTTTTACCAGATGGTATTTTCTCAGGCATTTCCATATATACGGTTCCTTGATCCCAACTTGCCGCATGGGACAGATTTCCTCGTTGATGGCTAAATTGATAGAAATGTACTTTAAATCGTCCTTCCTTTATTTTTATATCAATAATAAAGGAAATGTTACCACTCATAGCTAAAGTAGCCATACCTGTAAAAGATATTCCAATATTTGATTTCCCCATTAATACACCCTCATCGGGATTGTCTATTTGAATTATATTTCGTGAATCATATTCAGCATTCTCAACAAACCAAGTTTTGAGTGCTTTATAAATAGACTCTACGGATTTTCCTTGAGCCTGAATAACTTTTTCTTGTTCATATCCATTTTGAGCTATAATCTCAATATTAATAATGTATGTGATTAATACAAATAAAAGGAGTACTTTTTTCATAGAATACTATTTTTCTTCATAAAACTTAATGACATCAGAAATCTCTTTAGCAAAATTATAGATATCATTGAGAGAGGATATTTCATGCTTTGTCTCTTTTTTGTTTTCATCAAAAGTTGCAATATATTTCTTGCTAATGCTATTGAAATACATACGACAAATAGGCTTTCGATTGTTGTCATCAAGTAATATTGCAAAATAAGTTTGAGCATCTCGATATACAACTCTTGAAATGTCAATTACTGGACGTAATATAGATTTTATAATCAAATAGCTCTCAATTTCTTCCTCGGTAGTCACTATTTTATTATCTTTTTCCTCTTCTACAACAGAGGGCACTTGCACCTCTTCACCCAAATCTCTTTTCTCAGCAATATCTTCTGTTTTTAATGCAGACTTGAGTCTTTCTGAAATAAGATCACTAACGTAAGTACTAATAGACCGTTTGGTCAATGAGGTAAATTGATCAAGCAGTTTAGCTGTTATAACACCATCATAAACTTGCTTTGCAAAGAATTTCACAAATTCAGGAGAAGGATTTACAAATTCTTTTGCAATAATTCCCTTGAGTTCCCCCGTATATTTCAATTCACTGGCAGAACTCAAAACATTTTCAATGTCAAAATATGACTTATGAAACTTCTTTAATTCTTCAATTTGATTATCTTTTAAATCCGTAACATCTACCTCCAAAAATGGTTTTTCATCCATTTTATTAGGCTCCATCAAGTCTGTATAAAATTTATAAATAATACCATTAGTAAGTAATCCAAACTTAGCTTTTGATACATTAAAATATCTTATTAACTGATTGTCATGTAAATTGAGATCTTGCGCCCAATGTTTACATTCAATAAGAAGAATTGGATCCCCATCTTTCATAATGGCATAATCTATCTTTTCACCCTTTTTCATAGCGATATCACAAGTCATTTCAGGAACAACTTCTAAAGGGTTAAAAACGTCATAACCAAGTACATTAATAAAAGGCATGATAAATGCATTTTTAGTGGCTTCTTCCGTAAGGATATTGTCTTTAAGTTTCAACACTCTGTCTGACAACTGTTTAATGCTATCTTTAAAATCCATAGTATAATATAAAAAAATCTTCTGTCAGCGTGCGCCCACTGGTAATTACTCCAGAATCCTATTAATAAAGATTACACGCTGACAGAAGATTCAGGTTAATTTATTTTGGGCATCCGAATATGAAGAAAATATTTGAAAGCACCAAACTTTTTATATTGAATTTATGGAAACAATTTATCCGTTAGATCAAGTTATTTAATATTATTCGTATTTTTGTGTCAAAATCAATAAGTTATGAAAGATGAATCTAAATTAATCCAGTTAGAAAAAGAAATCAATGAGTTATCCAATGACTTCTTACTATTAAAGAATTCTATCATTCGGATTCTAACCATTGTCTCAACATGCTTTTTAGTGGGCTTGATAGTAGGATGCCTATTATAAATGAAATTACCCCTACAATAATATTCAGATTCTTTAGCTCAATATTTTTTTCTTCTAAATATCGTATTCTTCGTTCGGTCAAAGCCGTTTTCTTCTGTTCTTTACTATAAGCTTCATAGGTACCAAAATATTCTATGGCTTGATATCCTTTAGGAGTAATCTTTATTAATGACTTAGGTGATTCCGGATATTGTTCCACTATTAAGTCAAGCATGGATTCAGAAACATTAGAGGGATTAATGGTGAAAAGCCAACCAAATACATACTCAAGCGGTAAACATAACATTTCTCTCTGTTTCCATCAGCTATAACCAGGGTGCTAAACACCCCAATTGAATTTTAAATTATACGTACCTGATTTTTGACGTGAAATGATCAAATCTGATTCGTTAACGATTCCTAATAAACCTGCATTTGCAGGTTTTTGGCGAGACTCTATCAAATCAGTTTCACATTTTACATTTAAAAAGCGAGAATTCTCGCTTTTTAAAGCTTCATTAATAAATGAAATTGTACCTTCATCTTGTAATCGCTCCTGTTTCCAAAACCCTTTTCAAGTTGTCATCAAGACTTACGGCCTCGCGATAGACCGAGAAGTATCTATCATAATGTCGCCCAACTCGGAAAGAGCAACAGATAGTGTATTGAGTTCTTCAAGAGTGAAACTGGCAGGCTTACCGTTTACCAGATTCCCATTGAGCCGCTGATAAAACCACGAAGTACTTTTGCCAAAGTATGTCTTTGCCAAATAAGATACAGAAAGAAAGGGTAACACCGGGGCTAATTGCCTACGAATGGTAATTGTACGGCGAATATCTTTCACCTCTTCTTTCATCCGGCTAAAATCATTGGATATCGCGGCGTTCAAAGCTTCCTGTTCCGCATCATCTAAACTTTCCATCAGGTCGGTAAGCTGGCTATCAATCTCCGTACGTTCATTCTCAGGACTTTTTTTCCAAAGTTCCTTCAATTCAAAAAAACGCTTTACCTTATCCATACGCTGCTACTGTTTAAAGATTCTACTGTAAGTGAAAAAGGAATCCGCTCCCTTGGCCTTTGGGAGCGGAAACCCTTCTGTCAGAGAAGTTGACTCAGCCGTTTGATTTCTTCTTCAATCGACTTAATCTCCTTGTCCAACACCGCTTTCATCCATTTTCCCCGAGGGGTCAATTCGTGATACTTGCGGAGATAGAAGATGAGGTCTTGCTCTAATTCTTCTATCCGAGCCTTTAGCTCTTCGTCATTATTCATAAGAGCTCTTGTCTTAATGACGATACAAAAATAACAAAAATATTATTGATATAAAAATCCGGCAATAATATTTTTGTTATTAATCTGATATTTAACATTTAAACTTGGAAATATTAAATGAATGTTACTTGCTTCTAATTCTATATATCAACCATACCGCAAATTCAGACTTAAAAAGATGCCATTCGCTCCTTTACATTGAACAGATCGGCAGCGTTGGCTTCGAACATCATAGTCCATCCAATCGACTTCAATTCTTTCGCTACAAAAGGAATAATATCGTGATTCTTTATAGTTGAACGGCTAAGCCAAGAGATTTTGCCACATTCGGCGTCATATAGAAGATGGGCACGCAAGGTATTCAGCAAATTCAGACAGATGGCAGAAGCGATGGCTTCTTCAACAAGATCCGAAGTATCCGATAGCTTCATTGCAACAGTAGCCGCCAACTTTTGAGAATCTTCGATAGAATTCCGGTAATCGCTCTTGGAAGAAAACTCACCGTAATCGATAAAAAGATAAGTACCTGTTAAGTTATCGATACGTGCTTTGACTGATTCAAATGATTGCCCAAAAACGTATGATTGAATCGCAGGAACTAAAGGTTCCGGAAGGTTCGTTATTACATTGTGCAGTTCAGAATACTGAGCATAAGTACTACTACCATTAGTAAATATGGAAAGTACCCCCGATTTAGAGGGGAACTTTGCGAAATAAGAGAATAAATCAAGTATCATAATATCTGGTTAATGATGTGAATAGGCAATCCTGTTTCTTTCTCAATATCAACTTTCTCCATTTTCATAGAACTCATGCTACGGACAGTTTCAATAATCTTCTTCCGGAGAATAGTCAGGTACTTGATAACATTCATCTGCTCGATGACTGTAATATCCCCAAGTCCATCATTGCTCAAGTTATAAAGAGATTCAAGAGCACCGGTACTAATAGTACTATTCTTACCTTCTTTCGATGCTGTGAGTAACCGAAACTCTGTTTGAGAAAACAGATAATTATTAAAGGCCTGGAAATTGAAAGCTATTGCCTGAAGTTCATATTCTGTCAAGTTGGCAAACTCCGAAGCTAACCGATGAGCACCTGCGGAAGAATAAGTACCTGGGTAATATAAGATAGCAGCCAGAAGTGGAAGCATATCTACAGACTTTCCCATTAAAGCACGAGCCTCTATATATTGCAACGCAGTTAATGAACAGGTCAAAACATTGAAACTTGTATCAATGGAATATGCAGGATAAATTTCGTCATTCACAATAACCTCCGGTACAAGTTGTTTGCAAAAGCAACTATCTAAAGCAAATTTATAATCCAAACGTGAGAGATAACGTGCGATGGGAAGACTGGTCAGTCGCTCAGGAGGAGTTTTCTTGCAAAGTTTCCTGGTTTCAGGGTCCATATCTTTTAGAGCCAAATCATTATCCGGATATAAGATGATGAACGGGAATGTCACTTGCTCTGCAAGAAAAGCCAGATTCCGAAAAGAGTCTTCGTCTTTGATCTTCTTTGGTTTCCAGCCCATGACATTACATACATAGTTTACTCTCACCATGGCCGGAGAAAGTTCACCTTTGATCATCCGATTAAAATCTTGTACAAGACTGGAAAATAAAAACGGAGTAAGGAGATCCCATGAATTAGGGATGAAGTAGGTGTCCCCATGGACTATAAATTCAATAGTATCTTTCATGGCAGCATTACGATTATATCGTCCGGAGAATTAAAAGAAGTTTCTGTATCCACTATCCCTGAATCATTGTTAGATAAAATGAGATCGACACTTCTCAATAAAGATTGTACTTCGTCAATTAACTGACTGGCAAGCGTAAGCATACGTTCCTGTTCATCTTTTCCAGATCGGTTAGTTTTAGAATCATCAAAAAGATTACGTATTGTTGCCGGAAACTCAAGGATATCTAATCGACGCAATGCAAGAGCAACTGTAGCCTTTGCAAGTGCATGTAACAGCAAGCCTTTCATCTCTTGATTATCACCTACGCGCTCGAAGTAGCCGGTCATGACTTCGTCAAGTACTTCTTTCTGAAGTGGAATAATCCGGAAGAAAAAGAGATAGGAAAGATCAATTGAATAAAGAAAATCAAAGTCCTCTGCAGTCTGTATCTGAAGGGAAGAAAGCAGTTTACAATAGCGAGATCCACTCCACTCTTCCAATTTTTCCTGATCAAGTAACTGAATCAAAGTATCCATTCCGCTAAAATAGTTCTCAATATAAGATCGGCGCATAGCTTCCATTTCATACTTGTATATGTCAATGTCGGATTTGCGCTGCTTGACAACGTCAAAAACTAACTGTTTTGCCAACGTTAAGTTGGCCATTGCAGTCAGTAAAGCATCATGTATCTCTCCTTCCCTCTTAACGATTATATCATAAACCTTTTTAGAAATAATAATGCATATCTGCTTTCGGGCAGACGATGCTGAGCTATTGAGGTCCTTAAATTCAATATTCGTTTCTGAATAAGGTGCATATTGGCGAAATTCTGTCAAATTTTTAAATAACTCTTCTAATATAATCATGACTCTTGCTGATTTAATCGTTCGTTCGGTTTAACTTCTTCCTGGCGACTTGGAATTTCCCGGTAGAAACCAATTCTATATCCTTTTTTATATAATAAAGGAAAGTTTATTTGAATAGCCCAATTAAAAGGTTCACAACAGATTTCTTCGTCCGGAGTGAGAGACATCAGATAAATCAGATAATTATAATATGCATCCGATCCGGACTTGGATATCACACCATCCTTCCCAACACTGGAAATAGAAGAGTCGAGACCAACACTCGATAATAACACTTCATCAGCACGCTTATCATAAGTAATAAGCGATTCAATATACTCTTTGTATTTCAAATCCACTGTTTCAATCTTCCAACGTTCTTCTTCAGTACCACCACTTTTAAAACTAATCGTTGCATACGCTTTACCTTGGTTGTCAGCTCCAGAAAGGTATTGAGATATCTTACGAAGTTCAGATTGAATATATTTAATCAGTGTAGACTCTTTAAATTCAGTACCTATATCGATTCCATTAAACACATACAATTTCACTCCATCTTTATTCCGTTTTTTATTCTCATCACAAAGCTTCTGAATTTGAGTGCGTTTTGCATTGATCCATGCATTAGGAATAATGATATGTATCTTTGCGGCCAAGCTATTACGCAAAAAGGAGTTAATATATCGTGCAGTTGCATTAGACCCTCTAATATATTCTTTGGTACCTTCGTGTGTCTCATTAACACCATAAAACTCATCTACTGATTTTTCCCGGTGATGCGAAATAGCTGCATACTTATAGTTATCTACATCAGCCAAATTAAATTTCGGATAAATCTTAAAATTGGATATCCCATAATTCCAACGCCCAACAGCTATAAAACGAAAGTCACGATAGTATACCAGATCAGTAGCGGCATCTTTCTTTGTTGTGGCCAGTCTACAATGCCTGTTCTCCATCGTCTCAATACCAGCAACAGGTAGTGCTCCAAAGTTTTTACCGACCGAAAATCTCCACTTCACAAAGTAGTCACGAAAATAATAGAAGTCTTTAATAAGAGCTTTTGCGACTTCTTTATAGTCACTTTCAAGTCCACGATCTTTCCAACAATCCAGCCAATTCATGATTTCCGGACACTCAACCCATTCGCGCTTAAATTTACCATCAGCAAACACTGTTTTATACACTGCTGGTCCCTTTCCATACAGCATATTCATCTGCTTAGTAATTAAGCGAGGTAACAACCGGTTCTTTTTAAGATCTGCAGCTACCTCTTCACACTTCATGTTATTGTGTCCACGACTACACACTTGATAACCGTTAATCGTCTGCCATTGTAAATCAGGGAACGAATTGTAGTCTTCCACTGAAAAACCAGGATCTTCCATTCCTATACGAGGATTATCCCCAACCTGGAACGATATCACATTACTTTCATCGATGTAGCAACCATAGTCACCCAGCATCTTCACGTCACTCATAACCAATCGATTTTATGAAGTTTAAAATTATCCTGTGGAAAACCCATGTATCGAATCAGGATCCTATAGCACATCTTTGGTTCTCCACCAACATCACTGAAGAGGAACAAGTTCTCACCATCGATACTAAACCTTTCATGTGGCAACTGAGTCCGGAACTTACACCCCTCCCGGATGGTTAGCTTATCAGATGCCTCTCCCTTTTGCCTTGAATAAGGAAAGAATGCAATAGTGAAACATCCATCAGGAAGCTTCGATATCTCTTTTGCCCATTGCAATGCATGCGGTCCTGTCATTGTAGTTTCCATGCTCGAAAATACTTGTTTGAGAACACCTCCAAAAGGACCGAAAGAGGCGCTCCCTCATATTTCCTGTAAAAAGAAGAGGGATGCACCTCACATCGAATTATCAGCGGGGCGTGAAGATAGGAGTCTGACGAAAAAAAAGAAATAAACTTTTGAAACGTGATTAGATTAGGTTTCAATAGATTAGCATATTTCTCAATGTCAAACAGGGCTATTATTATGGATAAAGACAAACTTTTCATAGAATTAATAATTAATTTATAGAGAAATTATCCGGTAAATCTATCGGGATTGATGATAATTCACTTTGAACACGGTCACCGTAACGTCCAAAAAGCAGGTAAATAAGTGCACTTGGTATCTGTGTTGTAAGCCCGGCTTGAAGTTTAAGCGGTACTTTCACTTCTGAATTTTTGTCCAATTCAATACGACCATCCGTTTTTTTAAGAGGAGATAGCATTATAGCACTACATAAATTTTTGCACTCGTTTTCGTCGATAAGAACGCGGGGTAATGCGTTACTACGATTGCCAAAGATAAGAAGCAAGAGCTTGAACTGTTGCCAGTGGTAAACTGTCGCCTGGCCTTCGTTCATCAGCTCAACAGTAAAGCCGTAAGACTCCAACTCTCGCTTGAGAATGCGGGAGTCGGTGGTTATCTTTTCCAAGTCCTCTTTCTTCTTGTTGCCGGCACGGTCCGGATATAGAATGATATGTTTATTGACAGCATCCTGACCAAAGAACTCGTAGAACTGACGGGCAAGCTCAGGCTGTTCATCCGGATAGTAACAGAAGAACTCCTTCAGTATCCTGAGTTCTGAACCATAGTCTTTCTCCTGGCCAACAACCAGACTGGAGAAGTGTCCGGGATCATAACCAACAAGTAGTTCATCACGCTTATTATAATGCTTCAAATAACGGGCTGTTAGAATAAAGTGTTCTCGGAGGTCGAGCTTCAGGATAGACTCATAAATATAACTGTCGGAAAATTGGTGAAACTCTTTTTTATAATTTGCGAAGAATTTATTTACAACTTCTTTATGTCGAATAGCACAGATAGAAGTAAGAAACTCGTCTATATCAAGAGTATCAAGCTGAGTTTTAAAGAATTTAGCGCCTAACACTTCCTTGTTACAAAACGAGCTGGCACGCACATACAATGTAGCATTGCGACGCATATCAGCAAGACGAGGTTTCCATAAGTCAAGAGTTCGCTCTACTTTCTGAAGTTCGAGACGGATAGCTTCGAGTATAACTGGGTTCGTTGTTTGTTTCTGTTGGGCAAACAGCTTGTAACGCTTGTACATAGCTGCATTAACATGCAGAGAAACTGTAGCAATTTCCTCAAGAAGTGCCTGGTCAATATTGTTTTCATACTCTTCGAACCAGTCATCTTCACCAAGATCTACACGAGCTGTATCGGACACACCTGTTACCCCCTGATAATATTGCGACATACGGATCTCGGCAGAAGATCCACGAAGTGACGGAAATAGTCGCGTCTTTAACTTCTCACCTTTATTGTGTTTCATCTCTTCAATGAAAGCATGCACACCTGAACGACCGGCGACAGACTCTGGTTGGTCAGAGCTTACCATCTGCAAGTGATGGCCATCACGAAACAAAATACTGTGTTTAGGATAGGCAATAGGGTAACGTGGGCGGCGAAAGTGAGATGGTATCTTAGCCTCTCCCACCACATAGTCTATGCCATATTCTAACATCGGACGAACACGACCAGCAACGGTGACAGGGCGGGAAAAGTACGCTTGGATATTAGGCCATACATTGGTCATTAGGGCAATATAAGTTTTGTGTACCAGGAAAGAAAGTTCTCCAGGCATATCATTTGCTACCCGGATAATACGCGGTCCCATAACACCTTCAGTCTTACCAACAGCACGAGCACCTTCAACAAAGATATTGTTAGGATCCAGAACATTCACCTGAATCTGCATGGAGTTCATGTAGTAACTTTCAAAATAGGCAGTGGCATCGAAGGTATCACAGCCTGCAGAAAGCTTCGTTTGAGATTGGGAATAGAGTTCTATTGACATGACTATTCTTCGTTTACTTCTTCAAACTCAGCCTCTTGAATGTCAGCATCACGTAAGAGGCGTTTTTTCTCTTCTTTCTCGATGGGAAGCTTATCAATCAAGTTCAAATAGAAACCTGCGTTATGCTTGGACGCTATCTCTTTCAACGACTTCTTAGAGTACCCGAGTTCCTCCGGAGTGATATCCGGAGAAATCAAGAAAACAACACCAAGATCACGATCAGCTTCAGCAATTTCCGATGCCCGTCGGCGACATTCGGCGGCAGCATCATAGCACTGTTTCTGTGTTTTGTAATCACCGCGAACGGAACATAGCTTCGCAAGATCTTCATATTTATCTGCATAATTGGACTCCCAAACTTTGATAGACACATTATTATCAATCGAAAAGTAGTTGATGGCAGCATATATACGTGCTTTACAGGTACGTTCATCAAGATTAAGATGCTGTAAGGCATTAATGCGCTGCTTTAGTAATTTAGCAGCACGGGTAATGTTCCGTTCGTATTCGTATATTTCAGCAGCCCATTGCAGCTGCTTGAGGAAGAGTTGCACATCAGCCGGTATGCCATCGCTTTTCCCTGAAACCAGGAAAGCTGATATCATATCTGGATGTATCTTATCAAGTATATCAAGTTGTGTCATACGCCGAATAAATTCTTTCGAAGTTCAAGTTCTATACGTTCATTTTTGCGGGTTTCTAAAGCAGTAATAGCATCAATCTCTCCAGATTCAGCGCGTTTCGCCAACTCTGCATCAATATTGTACTCCCCCAAAACACGCCCATTGTTGTAAGCATCGTTATAGACATCACCAGGCAGAGTGATCCGGATACTAAGAGCTATTTTTTCATTTCCACGCAAACCCAAGAGATTGCAGATGCGATCTGCAGAGTATCCAAGTGCGCCAAACGTACGCACTTGAGAGACATATTCGTCACCAATCAGAATGGCTTTATCTACATCAGAAGTGGGTGTCAGATTTTGTTTCATGAAATAATTTTAAAAGTATCTTCAACAGTGAGAAGTTCACCACCACGAATTAAACGAACTGGCTGTTCCGGGAACATTGCACGATACCTATGAACTGTGCCTGAAACGTAACGAGGATCTATCTCCATTGCGCGACAGATACGGTCGGTTTGTTGACAAGCCATTAGAGTGGAACCTGATCCGGAAAAGAAGTCTGCTACAATTTGTCCAGATGTACTGGAATTACAAATAGGATAAGCTATCAGAGCAATAGGTTTCATTGTCGGATGGATAGCATTACGTTGCGGTTTATCGAAGTTCCAAACAGTAGTCTGTTTTCGATCTGAATTCCCAAAGTGACCAGCTCCTGGTTTCCATCCATATAAACATGGTTCGTGTTGCCATTGATAATCTTGGCGTCCCATGACCATACTGTTCTTTACCCAAATACAACATTGTGCTATTTTGAATCCTGCTTTCCTAAGAGAGGCACGAAAATTCTCACCTTCAATATCAGCATGGAAAACATAATAGGATCCACCTGGCTTTAAGATAGAATACATAACAGTAAACACCTGCTTCAAAAAGGTTATAAACAAATCGTTCTCCATGGAATCGTTTTGAATGGTGAGTTCATCTTCTGTACCACCTTCATAAGCGACATTGTAAGGTGGATCAGTTACAATTAAGTCTGCATAATGACCATCCATCAGTGTTATGACATCTGATTTTAAACGACAATCACCGCACATTAAACGATGTTCACCAAGTAACCAAATATCACCCGGCTGAACAAATACAGACTTTGTATCGTCTTCAGCCGGAATTGAAAAATCAATGGCATCTTCTTGGATATCGGTCGATTCGTGTTCTGATCCGAATAGCGGAGTTGTTACTTGACCGAAATCTATTGCTTTCACTTCATAACCAAGATTGAACCGGGAAAGAGTATCGGTATCGATATTGTATTTTTTGAAGAGTAAGGTATCCGGGTTCTTAGTTGCAAACTCAGAGTTGTAGGCTGCAATCTCCTCGACAGCCTCTTTCTTGTCCGAAGCAAATATTGGTTCATACGGAATCTCCGGGATGGTAAAGCCGGATTTTCGTAGTGCAAGTAGTGCCTTTCGACGTTGATGGGCATCGATGATCCAGAGTTTTCCGTCCGGGTCCTTCCAAGCCTTAAATGCATACTTGAAACCACGAGTGATGATGAGCATCTGTAGTTTTGATAACTTATCAGGATCCGACTTTTTGAAGTCTTCCTGAAGCTCTAAGAATGAATCCAGCGGGGCGGTAGGCAAACCACCCAAATTAAATACTTCTATTAGCTTTTCCATTTTAATTTTTATTAGTTGATTCGAGAATGGCTTTGAATAGTGCTTCGCACTCACGATGACGACGAAGGTTTTCTTTGTCCTGAGTGCGCCGACTGTCACGGTCGGCCCGTTTCAGGTAGGATTCGTATCTGCGGATGTTGTCGAGTACATTTTTATGACGCCGCAGAAACTCTTGCGGATCTTTCCGTAACAGATCCTCCAGTTGTGCTCTCTCCGACTGGTGGGCTATGAACGGATGCTTGTAACGGAACTTCCCAGTATCGTTGAACGACTGCAGCTCTTCAAACGCCAGAAGATTACGAATACGTAGTTCGGCCATATCAATGACTGCTTGTGTAGTCGGTTTCTTATCCAGCTGTTCGTCGAGCTGCTTCATTTGTTTCCAGGTTACGATCCGGTCGTTGTAGATGATCGTGGCTGTCTGGACTTGCGGGTCGGAGAGGTTGTCCCAATCAATTTTCGGGTACTCTTCCCACTTTTGGACTTTACTTTCGGATTTGAAACCGGTTTTGAAGTAGTGGCTACTTTTTTTTTCTCTTGTTCAAGCGCTGCTTCAGCATTATCCGCACGCTCTTCGGCTTCCTCTGCACGAAGTTCGGCTTCTTCTGCACGCTCTTCAGCTTCCTCTACACGAAGTTCTGCTTCTTCTGCACGTTCTTCAGCTTCCTCTGCACGTTCTTCGGCTACTACTGCATGTTCTTCAACTTCCTCTGCACGTTCTTCGGCTTCTACTACATGTTCTTCGGCTTCTACTATTTGATCGGTTACATCAGAGATCTTATCTTGCTGATCTGGATCAGAAGATTCAGAAGTTACATTTTCAACCTTTTCAGACTTCTCAATGAGAAGTATTTCAGTCTCCTTTTTGGAGGACTGAGAGCCATTAACTACATTGGACTTGGAAACAGGTGGACGGCGATTGTTACGAATCTCATCCCGCTCTGCAACATCGAGTAATTGGTACAAGATCTCGTTAGCATAACGTTGCGGATTTCTCGAAAACTTTCTCAAAAGAGGATGTGAGGGAGTCTTCTGAGTTAAGAGTTTTAAGTCTAAAGAAGCTGCATCCGGATTCTGAAGTTCAGAAAAATGTTTTTGCTTTTCTTTGAATGAGTACATTTTAGTAAGTATTAAGAGCAGATTTCTCTGCTCTATGAATAAATAAACTATGCTGTCTGAATACGGGTTCCAGGAACCTCGACGAGAGTAGTAGTATCCATAATCCGGAATGTAATCGCGGATCCTGCACGGGCGGTCCATGTAGCTCCATCTTCAAGAACGAATGATGCTCCATCAGCAATTGTAGCGGCTTTGTCAGTACCGGTACCTTCAAGAGTTATATAACGACCTTTGTCATTTGCGGTGATTCCAGATACAGCAGAAATGGCATAGGTGGCAGCAGTACCATCCGGGATTTCATATCGGTTGCTTTCTGGCTTGATGGCAAGTGTAGTGGCTGAAGCCGTATGTTTTGCTGCCGGAGTACGAACGATGGCACCGGTATATTTACAATATTGATCAATAGAGGTACGCTTGAAGGTAAAGGTGACGTAACGCCCATCTTTATCATTCTTTGCTTCAAACGATTGCAGAATCATTGGCCGGTCGTACTCACCAATAATGTACCACTGCTCCTCTCCTACTTCTTTGAACAAGACTATAAACTTACCACCAGCGTGTTCTTCGATAAAGTTGAGCAGCTGATCTCGCATCCCCCCCATAATGATTATAAAGTTGTTTTCTCCGGATGTGGTAATATCCCCTTTCTCTCCAGTAGCTGTATATGTAGGTATATCATGGGCTTCGAAGTACTTCATATACTCACCGGCTTTCATCGGAATGGTACCAACTTCGCGATTGGCATTCTTTTTGGGAAACTTCACATCAGGGTTAATCTGGGAAAGTTCAATCAGATACACTTTATATGCAATATTAGAACCGTGCGTCTGGCGATCCGAAACATCACCCACATCACCGATGATCATCATAGTTGCCAATGATGTACCACCAAAACCGGAGATGCATAAAAATGAGTCCGGGTCCATAAACATGCCAACAACAAAGACGATAGCCAGGAGCATCATCAATGAGAGAAAGAACCTGACAGACATTTTACGAGCGTACTCGTTACCCTTTTTATAAGGATTGGAAATTTTTCTTGCTTTCATAAAATTTTCATTTAAAAAGAAGGGCGGGCCATAAAACCCGCCCACAAACAACTAACTTATTAAAACACACATGAAAAATGGACTATCGCACGCCGGGAATGTTCGGTTGGAGTGCTGCGTTGACCTTACGATTGCCTCCTACCTGACGTTCAAGTTCGAGGAAGTTTCCTTCGTCATCGAGAATCACCATTATATAATCGCCAACTTTGGTTGGAGTATATGCCTCAGTGATATTTTTGAACTTTTCAGATTTCGCGATTGTGGTGGCATTGGTTGTATTACCACACTCAATAACATAAGCGACACCTTTTTTTGCACCGGTGATATCGGTTATGGCAGTCTCTTTGGTATTCTCGACAGTAATTTGCCAAAAGCCAGCCTTTGCATCGACTGTGGTAGCATCAGCTGCCAAGTCAACAGAAAATTTATTCATAAAAATCTGCTGCCATTCATAATTGTTTGCCTGCATTTTTTCAAAGGAATCAAAACGACGGCCAAGGAAGGCAGCTGCCGTACCTTCTTTCCAAGTGGACCATGCTTTCACAAGTTCCATGTCTTCCTTTGCTTTAATGGCAAACATCTCACCTGGAATATATTCAATAAACTGAAGGTTTCCAGGAACGTCCATCATCATGAAAGGCAGTTGCCCCAGATATGGTAGCCAAATGATACGGATGGAGGTGTCAGGAACCGTATTGAGATAACTATCGGGACCTGTAAAGTCAGTATCTCTTCGATACGTATCACGAATATTTTTGATCCACCAAGGTTGATGAAGTTTATTCAGATAAAGAACATGTTTGTCCAGATCCATATCTTCTGTACAAGACGCAACAACATCGGAACAAAACTCCTGAACGGACTCAAGCATATCAGCTGAAGTATAAGAACGATAAGATTCATTATCATGCAACAACAACTTATTCTCGTGAACATAGCGGAGTAAGGTGTACAGAATTCCGGTACCGGCGTTTAAGTAGCTTCCCGGAACACCAGATTTCGGTTTCACATAAATACCGCGCATACGACGTTTGTTTTGTTCTACTTGAGCAGTCTCAAGCGAATTGAGAATACAGAACTCAATCATAGACCACTTAATAGGATCGGATCCTTCTTTATTAAGATAGGCGATATACATACGTTCGAGCTCTTTCATGGGCCCAAACTTTATCTTGATCATTGCATCGTCTACATGCCCCATCTCATTCTCGAGTTTCATATCACCTTTCCAGATCTCACCAACCTGATAAGCCTGGGAAACCTCAGAGAAGAAGGCGTTGAAAACAAGGTCATGATCTTGAATACCATATCTTACGGGGAAGTACTGCGTAAGATCACGTTTAGACAATACACGGGCTATCAGATAATCCTGACGAAGAACTACATGCTGATTTCCTACACCTGCAGTATTGACTCCTTCATAGTTTGTAACAAACTCACCGGCAGCAAGACGTTTGGGGTCAAGCATGCTATTGGCATGCAGATAGTTGTAACGTTTCTGTAAAGAACGTGAATAGGCAACAGCCTGTTTTCGGAAAGTGACTCCATCTGTTTCTTCGTCAGCATCATCAAGACTGGATGCCGCGCGAGGATTAGCGGTAATCTTATTCCAACGATAATCCATGGAGAACATAGAATTTTCAACACCAAAAAGATACTTAGAAGTACTTGCCGGACCCATGAAACTAACTGTTGAAACACGAGCTTCAGATAAAGGAATATCTGCAGCGGCCTGACTTTTCATAGTGGAAACAAGGTCACTGACGGTTTGAGTCAATTTAACAAGTGTTTCAGGAGTAGCCGGAGTTGATGATGACTCTGGTGCCTTCGGGTTCTCTTGCTGAGTGTCAGAACTTTCCTGATCTTCACTGGTAGAAACTCCTGAAACAATTCCTGCAAGAATAGCTTGTGCCTGGTTTAACGCGTCCTGATCAAGAGGATTCTGCTGTGCAGCTTGTTCGGCTGCCATATCGTCCTGAAGAGTTACCTTATACTCCTGCTGGTATGAGTTGACAATAGATTGCCAATCCTCATTAGTCAAGGTATTGGCCTTGGCTTTATCGAAGAGTTTAAGTTTTTGGAGTACGGTTTGAATTTTTTCTTTTACATTCATACTGATAAGAAATTATTGATTATACATAGCTGAGAGCACGCTGTTTGAGTTCCTCATTGTCGAGATATTCCTGTCCGAGACGGTATGCTTCGGAAATAGCTTGAGGAAGAGTGAGGATATTATCAATGAGACCGTTAGTTACAGAATGAGTTGCATCGAACGTTTCTCCCCTGAAGATCGGATTATCTTCAGGGGATTCAGACAGTTTAGACCGGCAGCGTTTCACTTCGGAAATAAACTGTTCGGCAAGTGGATCCAGTTCTTCACTGATATACTGTTCCTTATTACCGGCACGCAGGTCTTCATATTTTTTATTTTTCAAATCGGAATAGTTGGATTTGGCTGTAATGTGTTTAACTCCAAGACTTTCATAATAGGACGAGAAATCCCAGTAATCCGTCATAGTGCCAATACAACCAATGGAATCATTCTGAGTAAGTGCATTGATTCTGGTACCATGACATGCGATATAATATCCGGCAGAAGCACAACATCGCTCGATCAATACTTCGATTGGCTTTTTAAGGGAACTTATTGTTTCAGATAGCCGGTCAAGGTACCAGGCTTCACCACCCGGCGTATTAATATGTAAGAAATGGGTAGCAATGGCCGGATTGGATTCGGCAGCTATCAGATCCTGTTCAAATTGTTTGCTTGAGAAATACCAACAAGATGAAGAGGTTACAATTCCCCAGATACGGTGATAAGCTATACTGCCTTCAGGCAACTCTTCAGAAGAGAAGTCATCTGTTATATTGATGCCTTGGGCTTCAGCATGAGTTTCGATACTCTTAAGAAGTTTAGATAAGGCTTTTTTTGAAAGCTCTTGATAGGTAGGAGGATTTTCATTAAAGAAAAATGCTCCCGGTAACGGACGGTCAGCCGAGATCAATGGAAAACATTCCATCATCGCGGAGGTATAACCCTCTGCGGTGATAAGAAGTTTGTTTGAAAGAAGAAGCTGGCGAAGATAAGTTCTGTTCATCTGAATATCTTTTCAGCGAAGATAGAGGATGAACAGAAGGCTATGAAGGACGGTAAACCGTGTCTTTATGGAATAAAAGGAGAACGGAGCATCTTACACACAATATTAAGAGTTGCAGTATTAAGGTACGGAATTATAGTTACCGATGCCGGGATATCTGTTGTTCCGAGATTAATAATACGATCAGAAGAATCACGGAGATGTACAATCACCTGGCGCGTGACAGAAAATTCACGTACTATATCAGAATCGGGCAATTCTATGGTGATATTTTTATCACAATTAAAGCAATTACCTGCAGACGTTTTCTCGATAGTGTAACTAAAGTCAAACGGATCAGCAATGAAGGTATAAGATGATTTCTTCATTTTATTCTTCGGAGTTACTGAAATGATAATGGATAGTTCTTTCATAATTAACATAATTAATTTATAATCAACAAGTTCGCCACACATCGGATATTTTGTCCGCCATTTTGGGACAAAAAACATAGTCTGGTCGGTGATTTTTCAGCCGTTTTTTAACTTCTTTTTATATTCCCGACGTCGTTTCCTCTTACGAATATTCTCACGCCACCGATAGAAGTTCTTTAAAAGTGCATCTTCAGATATACTCTCTATACAATAAGAACACAGGAAATTATGAACTATATCCAGATTGTTAAATTCGTGTCCGTTCTGATCGTTTTCGTCCATTACAGAATGAAGTTCACGGTTAAACATACGACGTATTTCAATTTCTATGATCCTGGCTGATCTTGAAGAGAGGTAATTATAAACTAAAGGATCTTTCCCGATACGCCGTTCGGGAAGGATAAAAGTCAAATTGCCATTGTCGACGGGTGACTGATCTGAACGCCTTTTAGCCATCAATGTCCATATGATGTGATACAGGTCCGTATTGTCGGGAATACGAAAAGGTTCATCAGAACCATTGTTAAATTTTCCGCGAAGATATTCTGCAAGGTATGGCTCAATTTGAATACTGGTGGTAATCATGGCTTTTTCTCTTATTATTTTTTTGAAATAGTTTTTATTCGTTTTTGCTTCCAACTGTCCAACCGTCCAACATGGGGGTTAAATCAAAACTAAAGTTACTGATTTCTATTTAGTTATGCAAATTTACTCAACTAAAGTTTATGTTGGAGGACGTCCAACACGTCCAACAAAACACATTTTTGTTGGACAGAGCGAAATTTTCAATGTTGGATAGTAGAGAGAGGTAAATCCAACACGTCCAACAGCGTCCTACAAAACAACAGATGTGTAGGATATATATATACTTTTATAAAATACATATACTACTATCCTACAGGCTTTTACTTTTTAAAATGTTTTTTCTTGTTGGACTGTTGGACGGTTGGACGCACTTTCTGAAAAGTTTTCTTTTCAAAACTCTCGCTTCTATGTTCCCTCTTTTTTTATTCAGGGGGTGTGGGGGATTGAAATAGGATATCATAATAGATAGTGTTAATTGGGGTGAGAAATGTCCGTATATTGGAAAAGAGAAAAACAAAGATTCCCGCCGGGTGAGCAGCGGGAATCGAAATGCATTAGAGTTCGCCAAGTTCTTGTTGGCTTTCGTCGTCAGGCTTTCGCTGAAGGTCGATATCATACAGTTCGCGAAAGATATCGTAGTTGAGGGCGATACAACTTGAGTTCGTGGTCTGCTTCTCCATCTTACGCACCATGGTATTATCAATCTTGACACCTTCTTCCGGTTGGAAAGGAAGATTCTCATCCGCGACGAATCCCCCCCGAGGTACTTCGACTACATCGTACCAATTGAAACGGCGGGCATGGATCAATCCGATGTAACTGGGATGTGAACGAAGGTTCTGTTCGATAGTGGATTGAGTGGACTCCTCACTGTTGTAGGAACTGCGGGCAAACTGTGTGTAGATTGGACTGAGGCGTAGGAACAGAACACGCGTACCGGCAGGGAAGGTGACTTCTTTTTTCTCGCCGCCGGGGAGCTTGATAGTAACGCGATCCGGGGTATCGATCGTGAAGTCGCGGCCTTCGCGAACGGCCTTGCTGTCGATCATAACGTCCATGGCCTTAAAGAAGGTGGCGAGCTTATCTGTCTTGCTGATCAATTCTACCTGGAACTTAATCTTGTCGCAGGCAATTTTAAAAAAACTTTTGTAAGTAAATGGCAATTTCATATCTGTATAATTTTCAATAAGTTTACATGTGGCTAAAAATAATGAAGCGGTTTTCATTAGACGGTCAATTTCTCCGGCATTGATAAGTGCTTCTTTCAGTTCATCATAGCACTGTTGTTTGAGGGCTCGGAAATTATCCATGACAATGGGACGAAGCTTCAGAATTTCAAATAGAACATTGGATAGCCCTACTTTGGCGGGATCCTCGATGTCCTTGAGTTCATTAAATAGCTGAACTTCCTCCGGAATACGGTTTTTGGGTTTCGGAACCTCGCAGACGATGATACGGGACATAAGGGCATTGTCATCACGCTGGGGTGTCTCCTGCCCGCAAATAATAACCGGGGCGTATATTTTCTCGACTTCTATTTCCTTACCGGATGTACCCTTCCTTTTTTGACGGCCATCGCCATCGTAGACAGCACCTTTCAGATACTGAAATATGATGTCCTTTATATCTTTGTTGTTATACTCATCGAGTACTGCAGGGACATCCCGGAAAGTTGAAAGAAGAGAGGACAACGCAGGAAGCGTACCCGTATTTAGGTTGAAGATCGGAATCTTAGGAGAGATGAACAAAGACCGTATCGAAATGGCAATCTGTGTCTTTCCGGAGGACATAGGACCCATGAAAAAAGGAGCAGTGAACAGGCGGTCGATGTTATGGATGTTACTACGAAAGGCGCACATGATGGCAAAGAGAATAGCCCATTTTCCATTGTCATTGATCTTATATACTTGATCCATCAGATTTGCCCATCGTTCAAAAGAACACTGTTTCTCGGCAGGGATATCTTTATATACCAGTTGCGAAACAAGTTCGTACTTTTCGGATTGGTACCCGGAACCGGCATATATAGTGGAGAATGCAGGAAGGTAATAGTTCTTGTTATTGTGGGTAACAACCCCAAGCTCGTTGACCGGGTCAAAACGTGCTTGTTCATCGACAATGTGGAATATTCCGTTGGAGAAAGCAAAAAACATATTACTCTCTTGACGAGATGCTCCATCAGATTGTTGATTTCCATAAGTCATTATTTCATAGCAGGTGACAAAATGCCGGGACATATACTCTTTTATCTTAGTCCAGTGTTTCTCTTCTCCGGAGGTGAAGTTGACGGCCTCTAATTGGATCAGCTCCTCTTCGATAGTTGCTTTCTTAAGAAGTGCCCTGGAAGGGATTTCAATATAAAGTGGATTTTTGTAATACCGGCGATTAATCTTGAGTACCCTCTTATTGGCGTCTTTATCATCGGAATAGATATGTAGAAGAGGGGTCATGAAGAAATCGGCCACCTGCAGATGACCTCCTTTTTCTTGCCGGAACATGTAGCATACGGGCTCGCCTTCTTTATTAAGCTTGGGATAAAAGCCACATTGCCGATACATTTCCTTATATTCCGGGTTATCATCGACATAACCGGGAAGTTCATCCGGATCATAATCTTCTTCATCATCATCTGTACGCTGGGCATTGATAGCCATCCGGGATTTTCGTTTGGCCAAGTAGGGCTTTAGAATTTCATTGAAAGCTCCCTTATTTAAAAAAAGACATTCGTAAAAAAACTTAAGATTAACGATCCTGACTGAATCGTCCGCGTAGCTAATCAGATCAGCACAACGTTCGATAAAAGGAGTACGTTCACCGAAGTAACCCGGAAGGAATTTGCCATGTAAAAGTACATAATATTTTATAAATGTAAAGCTTTTATCAAAACGTTGTACTTCCTGATTATATCCTTCTTCATCTTCCTCTTCTTCCGGTTCTTGCTCTCCAGCAGGAAGTGTGACTGTAATATTAGTCATGCCGGCCCGATACATCATAGTCAGGGCAGAGAGGTATTCGGACTCGTCACCGTCTTTATTGATAGATAACCCGTAAGAATCGGTAGTAAAAAAGGTACATTCACGCCGGATCTCCTGAATGTCTGTAGCTGATGGAACACCATTGATCAGAAGTATTGGCAGATCACCATACGCATTAAGAAATTCTGAGAAATCACAGGTTAAAATGCAGGGTTGCCCTTCTTTACGCAAATCTTTAATCAAATCGAGTCCATAAACTCCGGGCTTCAGTTCTTCTTGTTTCGGAGCATCTTTCAGGTTACGAAGGATATCGCGAACTTTACGACCCAGGATTTCCGTATTCATATCAAATCGATCAGCCAAAGCACGTATATGGTTCAGCCGTGAAGTCTCTGAAGATATGCAGGAGATAAGGTTGCATATCGTGTTGAGAACTTCTTCCTGTTCATTCGGATCCGGAACCGGATTGTTATCTAAGAAGACGTCTGCAAAATAAGTGGGAAAATCTTTACGATGATTCAGTAACCATTTAGCAGTATTATCCTTCTCTTCAGAAGCAACATTATCCGGATCCTTGCCTTCAGGAAGACGAACACATTGTACTGAAAATCCAGCACGCAAAAACAATTCACAAATCCTTAAGGAGGCTTTAATTCCTGCCGGATCCGGATCATACACAAGTGTGACAGATTGGGTAAAACGACTAAGTAATCTTATCTGTTCCGGGGTAAAAGCGGTACCGGAACCAGCAACTGTGTTTTCAACTCCTGCAGCATGAAGGGACATTACATCGAACTGCCCTTCGACCAAATAAGCAAAAGTCATACGGGAAATAGCCCGTTTAGCTTGATAAAGACCGAAGAGCTGCGTACCTTTTTTGAAAACAGGTGTATCACCGGTATTTACATACTTCCCTATATTTTCCTTTGGAGTAATGAAGCGTCCGGAAAAACCTATGATGTTTCCATTCAAATCAATGAAGGGAAACATGATTCTATCCCGGAATACATCATAAATGTACTTCCGTTCATTCTCGGCCAGAATACCTACTTTTTTCAATATGGTTTCTGAATAACCGGCCTGAATCAATTCTTTATGTGCAAGGTTCCCTTCCGGAGCATAACCAATCTGAAAGTTCTTAATGACTTTATCGGTTAATATAAATCCACGCTGATCAAGATAATGCTGTGCCTCCGGAAGATGTTTCCGAAAAAAGATTCCAGCGGCCCGAAGAGCGATCCGCATGGCTTCTATATCTTTTGCCTTTTGAACTTCTTCTTCCGTCAGCTCTTTATTTTCTATCTGTATGCCAGCTTTCCCGGCACACCATTCAAGTGCTTCAGCAAAAGAAAGGTTTTCATGTTCCTGAACAAAAGCGATAACATCTCCTCCTTTATCACAGACAAAACATTTAAAGGTTTGTCTGGCCGGACTAACCGTCATTGAGGGATGGCTATCGGGATGGAAGGGACAGATACCAACATAACTATTGGATCCTTTTTTCTTGAGAGAGACAAATTCACCGATGACATCAACAATATTTAATGCTGACTTTACACGGTCAATGGTCTGTTTATCAATCATAATTCTCATTGTTAAATATGTTCAACTGACGCGCCTCGAAGGCTTCCTGGAGAGTAATCCCGAAGTAATCGCAGAGCGAAAGATATTCTTCTTGAGTGATAGGTTTACGTCCGTAGTATAAATCCCAAAAACGCATCTGATTAATGCCAACGGCCTTATAAAAGGGACGGTTAGGCATGAAATTCTCCGGATGTTTGAACTTCATGCGCAATATTTCTTGTACCAGATTTCTTTTCACTACCTGGCGAACGACGATCTTACGTCGATGCATGAATAACTGAACCGCCAATTCGGACCGGCTGACATGTTCGGCCATCTCTGCCAAAGTTGCTTTTCCGGCATTCTCCCGGATATATTCTTCCTCTTCAGGAGTCCATCTACCGTTATTCATCTTCTTTTTCTGTTATAAATTCGACAATTATCTTCAGTTAGTTCATAATCCGGATGGCTATCGATATAGGTGGAGCAAATGCCAAGAAATATTTCTCGACGATAAACCGGAACTGAACTTATTATATCATAATAATGGTTAGGCTGTAGTTTATCCAAAGCCATGAAAACACGTTGCTTATATTCGCTAAAGCCTGCGGTACCCATGTTAAAAATGGCAACATCGGCCCAATCCGGATGAAGCGTTAGGCCAGATTCTGTTTTTCTCTCTCCAGTTTTTTCCATTCGGCTATTGTTGAAAGGGGTAAGTCAAAGTTGCGCTGACGGATATTAGATCTCAAAGAGAAACAGGAACCGTTAGCATCCCAACGGACTTTTTTCTCATGGATAACTGTCTGGCGCTTTCCGTCAATGGTTACTTTTTTAGGGATAGGAACCGTCCCTTCAACCTTATGAACCTCGTTTTTATTCACATATTTAATTTCAATGATTGTATAGCCGCATGAGTTAATGGCGGTTTCAAATATATCTGTTGTATACATAACTTCTTTGTTTTTCTCAAAATTTAAAGGAACAACTCTCTTACACATGAAAACGAAATAACATCAGCATGACAATGAACTCTTCTTTTCTCAAAATCAATACTTAACAGTTGGTATTTCGGAAAGCATAGAGAAAACACATAGGTAACTTTGAAGTAGACATACATACCTGTATTTTCGATGTGAAATTCTGATACAGTGCCTTCAGTCAGTTCTTCAATCTCTTTGATTATTTCAGATTTCAGTTCTTCTAATTTTTCTAACGGTATTTGAACTTTGCTCATTATTATCTTGTTTTACGCTAATTGATTATCAAACCTTTTAATACACTCAAATAAATAGTGTGCTACATAAGGTATCACGGCGTTTCCCATATCTTCTATTCTTCTTTTGTCCAATCCATAGGAAAACCCATCATCCATTCGTACATTATCATAGCTTGATTTGCTGTTAAACCGTTTAATTGGAATTGATATAGGGCTTTGTCTTGGTGGCCGTTCAAATAATACTTCTTGTATTGGTTGGAAGATTTCAGAAGTATTTTTGCATCCGATTTCGCAGGTGTAGGCAATGCCGTATATCCGTTCTCTTTTATGGTTGAATCCAAATTGCGCAGCCGATAGACATTGCCATTGACAGTCATACCCGCTTTCGGTAAGATCGCAAAGGACTTGCTCGAATCCTCGAATAGCGAGCATTGGACTGTTTTCAAAGACGATGTAACGAGGTCTAACTTGCCCCAAAATTCTTTTGTATTCCTTCCACAGTCCGGAGCGTTCTCCGTTAATACCTTTAACTTCTCCATTTTCCCAAAGTTTTTTATTTGAAACGTTCGCTATTGATATATCTTGACATGGGAATCCTCCACTAATAATATCCACATAGGGAGGATTTGTTACCGTACAAACATCTGAGTATTGAATAGCATAGGGGAAATGACGTTTTAGAATTTTTCTTTTACGTTCTTCAAATTCACAATTCCAAAGCGTTTTTATACCCGATAATTTAGCGCCTAATTCAAATCCACCAACACCACTAAATAGCGAACCATGAGTTAAATTACTTTGATTCATTTCTATTCTTATTAAAATTCTTTTCTCATCCAACAAAGTATTTCATCATCATTCACATATCTGCCATATTCTACTCTCCACTTCCATTTGTTATTATGATGTCCTTTCCAGTATTCACGATAAGCAACATCATATCCCCCATGCTTGTAAAAGATGATATACTGGTGAGTGGTGACTGCTATGGATTCTTCTAATTCTTCTTTCGCAATACCCATTCTTCCCTCCGGCATTTCGCAAGGAGGGAAAAACATCATAGGGAATAGACTTTTAAACCATTCTGCGCCTGAACAAAAGTCACGGCGCATATTTTCCTGCTCTTCTGGGTCGTATCTATCTACCCAATCCTTGCCATGATTTTCCTGCATATATTTGCAGAACGCATCATGCAACAGTTCTTCGTATGTTTTACTCATTTATATTTCGTATTAAGTGTTAATACTTCTTACCGTGCATTTTTTCACGGAGTTCATTATATTGCATCTTTTGCTCAATATGCCAGAACAAATCTATATCAAGATGGCAAGCCAATCCGAAAACAGACATTATCATATCATTCACGGTTGTAGGAAAATCGTAAAGACCGTCATATCTTGCCGGTAAAGTAGATATTGCATAAATAGACTCTGTGAATGTTTCATCTTTGCAAGCTTCTGACATATCGTCAATGTTATTATTCAGGTCTTTCATTGCAAGGTTTAGATCAATGCCACGTAATCCGGCTAAATCAAGCAAACGGATAACACTGTCGGCAAGCTCATCCTCTACTGTATCTTTGATATATCTATTGAATACGTTAATAAACTTTTCTTCATTCGTTAGCCACCCTTGACATTCAGCATATTCGCCGATTTTATACTTTTCTTTATCAAAGTGTCTACTTTTTCGGTCTGCTTCCACAGCTTCCATTAACTCGCTAATGACAAGACAAAAGCAATGTTCGTTAGTCAATTCTTCATCGTGAAAACCATGTTCACAGGCCGTTTTATATGCCCTATCACGAAGGGCGGTTAAATCTATTTTACTCATATCTGATTTGTTATGAGGGGTTATACAATTCATATCCATTATTCCAAAGACTATCACTGCGAAAATTGAAGAAATCTTCCAAAGAGATACGTACACCATCTTCTAAAAGAAGAAATCCGTTTTCAATAGTCATCCATTCGTCAGAGGAAAAGAAACGGTGCGTAACCTTCTTACCCTCTTTCATTGCTTGTATAGCTTCTTATTTGCTCATATTTCTATTGTTGTAAATTAAATTCTATATTTATCGAATAACTTTTTAAGTTCTTCCTCAAATTCAGCCTCTTGTTCTCTGGATATATAAATCAGAGTTTTGTCATTAACCTTGATTTTTGCTTCATATTCGTCTATTTCTTCCAAAACGAATTCAACACCAATGTTTTCATAAATTGTTCTTGCCATTTTTGCTCCTTTCCAGTTTGTTATACGTTAATCCCAATATCCTATCCTTGTTAAATCGACTGATTTTTTTACAGCTACAATATTCTTTCCTTATCATGTTTTCTTGAAATCATAATCATCATTTAATACCCTTAGAAATACTTTTCCGTAATCAGAGAATTGAGAATGTTGCTCATCATTGAGTGCAACGGCTCTAACCGTTTCCCACTTTTCATCTTTATATTTATAAATTATGCCTTTACTCATTTTTATAGGGATTTACACTAATTCAACAATAGTAAATTCAACTAATTCAGAGGGAAAAATATCAATTGCCCGTTTTTTACCTTCAGGTAAAACTGAAACTCTTGTATTACCCAAATATTGAAAGATACATTGTTGATATCGGTTAAGAACCTTAAACCGTTTCCCATTTTTCTCAATAACCATTCCTTTACAAACAGGTCTTCCTGTTGAATCAACCAACCACTTATTCAAAAAAGATTCTTCCAGTTGAGCGATTTTTTGTTTAAGTGGAGTAATCTGTTTTTTATAAGCATTTTCAAATACCATAATATCTGAATAAATAGCTTGTACCTCTTTCGTAAGTCGTTCAGCGTCCGCAATACGCTTATTATAATTTTCGTCTATTTCTTTCATTTCTATCTTGTTATTCGCTAATTGCTCTTTCAAAATCATCGTAACCTTCGCATTCGAGAAAAGCCTTTAAAGCTATATTCTTATAGCACATAGCATCATAGGTAGTTCTTTCCACGCACACAACATTTTGCGTATCGAGATACATTTCCAAATGCATTATTTCCAAATTATTTTCCTTTAAAAATTTGGAAATAAGTTCATTGCTTTCCGCAAAAGGGGTAGCTGGTATAAGTTCTATATCAGCTTCCAAAGCATAGTCTGGGATGACTTTACCATCGACTTCAACACGATATAAATTACCTTGCCTATGTCTTATTACACCTGACTTTCCTACTACATCCGGCATGACTGGACAATCTAATATTCTCACTCTGTCGCCTACTTTAAATTTTGATTCCATATTCATTTATACTTAGTTACGAATTAGTTAATTCTTCTGTTTTCGCCTTATTATATCCAGCTCTATATGCGTTTATCACTAACCTTCGAACTTCCATTCGATCAATAAGTTCAGGTTGGGGATCACACACTCTTTTAGAGTGAGCTATCGCCAATATTGTTACTGTTTTCTTCTTCATTACTTATTTGTTTAGAGGTATTTCTTTAGTTCTTCTCGATCTATAAAAAAGGCACATGCCATATACTTACCTGGTAAACCCATTGTTTGGGTAAGGGCATCATCTCCGCAAACTTTTTCAGTCCCAAAGCCAACGATTGAGCCGCGCGGATCATCTTTAACATCGACTATGGTAGTAGTCATTCTTAAACCTCTATTGTCATCTGACGCCATTCTCTTAATAGCATCCAGAATTTTATTACCATCATTATTCATTTTGATTTGAGTTAGTTTTTTAATGGCAAATAATTGTTTTCGTATAGCCAACAAAGCATATCATAGGCTGCATCAAGAGGATTATTATAGCTATCGGATGTTCTTTCGTCCATAAGTTCGTCACTATCGAAATAGCTA